AACGGGAGCAGTGGGGGAGGGTCGGCGTACTCGTCACGTTCGTCTACCGGCGGCGGGATTACTGCCGGGTACTCCACGATTCAGGACGAAGGTTCGTCTGCCGCACAACAAACGACATTGAACTTTATCGGCGCGAATGTGACGGTAGCTGATGACAGTGGAAATTCCCGGACCAATGTCACGATTGCGGATGGCATTTCGGCAACCGTCACCCTCGCCAAACTGACCGGAGGCGGCGCGAACGGGTCGCTGACCTTCACAAACGGACTCCTGACGGCAAAGACAGACCCCACCTAACGAAAGGATAGGCGAATATGCGTGATCGTATTTGGGATGTGACGGAAAAGCGGTGGCCCGAAATCTTGACGGCAGTGGCGGCGGTTGCGGGATTGATCATTACCCTGCTGGCAGGAGGGTACACTATCATTTCCCGGATCGATTCGCTTGCCTACCACATTGAGGGCGTTGACAACAAGTTGACGGAACTATCGAACAATTTGAACAAGGAAAACGAACGCCAGGACAAGGCGATTGATGACCATGAGAAGCGCCTACGGGCGTTGGAGCAACTACGCCGATGAAAAACTTTCTCTCCAAACTGCCGCAACTGCCTGCGCCGTTGTATCTGGCGCTGGGCATTGTCCTACTGCTGATCGTCGCGTCTCTTGCGGCAGAGTACGCCTATCTCACCCTGCAAGGAAAACCTGTTCCGGATGAACTTAAGGCGTTTCTTTTCCCGGCGCTGACGGCATTGCTGGGATATCTGTTTTCCCTGAAAGATCAAACGACGAACGACAAACCGAAGAATAATGGTGACAAAAATGACTCTTAAATTAGGATTTATCGAGAAGTGGGCGATTCGCCAGATTCTCGGCACATTGCGCGGCAATATCGCACTCAAGGCGGCGGAAGACGGCGACCTGACTCTGTTTTCGCAGATGTTCTTCCAGTGGGCAAGCGAGCAAGTCACGTTGAAGAAGTGACGCCGTTTTAACGAAATAACCAACCGGGCAACGTCGCCCCTGTGAAGAAACAGGAGGGAACGATGTCCGAAAATATGCAAATCGGGGCGGTAAGTCTGATGACTGCCGCCCTTTTTGTTTTGTGTTGCCTTGCGAGAATCTGGTTTAACGAACGACGCAATAATTGATGCTACGCAAGCGTAGCAGAGGAGTATCCCTAATGTCTCACATACCCGATACGGTCAATGAACCTCTGGCAATCGCCGCACGAAAAGCGGTCAGGGACGACGCATTTGAAAAACGTCCCGGTTACTGCCAGAGGTTCGTGCGGCAGATCATGCAGTCTATCTATGGTCGCCGCTACAACGCCTATTATCAGGATTCTGCCAGAGAAACGGCAGAGGAGTTCCGAGAACACGCTTTGGGATTTGTGCCGGATGACGATACGGAATACCGTTTGGGCGACATTCTCTACAAAGAAAAGGGTTCGGGCGGTTTCGGTCATGTCGGTATCTGGGTAGGGCGCGTCAACGGCTCCGATGTTCCATTGGTCGCCGAAAACTCCAGTACGCGAACGGGGAGGATATCCGGCGCGAAGGGCTTTCGCACGATGGCGCAATTCAACGCGGATGGCGGCGTTTCATGGGTGGTGCGCCTTCCTGCTCCGGTTCCGACAGGCGACTCTGTAGCTTAAGACATAACGAAAGGCGGTGATTCGTGACTCATGAAGAAATACTCAGCGGTAATCGGCTGGAGATGTTCATGGCGGCGTATCGGGCATCGTCCTGTGACGCGACCATTGCTGAGAAGCTGACGGCACAGGGATGGAATGTGTCTGGCAAAACAATCCATGACTACCGGCGACATTTGAAGTTGCCGCTTGCCCGTCATCAGGCAGAAGCGTCAATTCCTGATACGCCCAACGAAAAACCAACGGCTACTATCGCTATGGAATCGCCATTATGGGCGCAGGAATCGGTGGTCACGGACTACGAACTGCCGGACTCACCAACGCCCTACGCAGACAAATGGGAGCGGCTGGAGGGGGATTATGCGCTGATCTCCGACCTGCATATTCCGTTCTTTGACAAGTCGTTGATTGAACGGTTTTTTAGGACAGCCGAGAAACTACGCATTACCCGGTTTGTGGTGCTGGGTGATGTCATGGACGCCGGGCAGTTTAGTAAGCATTCCAAAATGGATAGTTGGAGCGCTAACCGTTTTCAGGATGATATCCTTGTCGCAGAGGTAGTGTTCAATGCGTTCACCAACGTGTTTGAGTCAGGGTTGGTGTTCATGGGCAACCACGATGAATGGTGGCTAAAAACGTATCGCAATCAGGTAGACCCGAACTTTATTTTGCCCAGAGTGTTTCGCACCCCGGCGAGGATTGCATGGTCTGGGTACGAACAGGCGGAAGTCTCATCGGGCGGCAGGGACATCCGCTTATTGCACGGCGCGAATTACAGTCAGGCGAATCCTTTAGGGGTGGCGAAGAAACTGTGCAGTAAGTTCCTCTCAAGCGTCGTCATGGGGCATCAGCACCATGCGGAATCGGGACTTGATCTGTCTGGAAGGTTCCAGGCGGTCTGTCTTGGTTGCGCGGCTGATCCTCGCAAAATGATGTACATCCATAAATCGCCCCGCACAAACCCGACACAGACGCAAGGATACGCGATGCTCAAGGACGGCTATGTGAAGGCGTACAGCGGCAACGGAGGCACATGGTGACACCGAAACAACAGATGGCTCAGGCATTACGCGAGGAAGCGCAGAGGCTCTACATCCTGATACCGTTACTGCAAAAAGATGAATTGACAGCGCCGGGGATAGGTCATGTGCGAGACGGAGCGAATGCGCTCATGTCAGCGGCATGGCGTCTGGAACAATTAGAGAGGCAAAACCCTGCTGTGATGGCGGCAGAGGTAAAGCGCACAATGGCGGCGATAAACCGGGTAGTCGAAAAGCGGTTGGCACGTGACACGGAAAATGGCGCGTGAATGGCGCAAAGAAAAAGCCCGGTCAATGACCGGGCTTTTGTCTATCCTATTTCGCTTCATTGCGCCGTCTCAGCACATTATCCACCTGTTTTCGTTTGTTTTCGGGATTGGCGTACCATGCGTCGAATTGACGCTTTTGGCACTCGCGGCATCGTGGTCGCTTTCGGAGATAGTGCTCTCCATTGTTTGCGCTAATCAACCATAGCGCCGACGGGTTGTACGCCGATTCGGGTAGCTCCCTGCCGCAGACACGGCAGGGAATCGTCTCTTGTTGGTCAGTCATTAGGCTGATTGATACCAAACCTCTTCGCCCAAATACTTCAAGCCTTCGCTCGCTTCATAAGGCGATTGGTAGAGGACTGCATCTTCGACGCCTGTCCATTCATTGCCGTAGTCTCGCGCTAACGTTTCCAGATGGTTACGCACAGCGGATTCGCCGATGAAAACGTACCCGTACCGTTGCCCTGTTTCCCGAAGTTCAACTTCACCAGTAACCTCGTCAATCGTTATCTTCTCGTTGTCCATGTACTCGCGTACCAATTCAAGAGCAGTTGCCATTGTCTTAAATCCTCATTCTGGTCTGTCTCATCAGGCGCGGTAGACCATTTCCGCACGACTCCCGAAGGAGTTTCGACTAATCGAATTTGTGGAAATACTTACTAATGCGGAATTTTCGATCCTTCGTCACTTCGTAGACGGGAAGGTCGTTTTCGCGGCACAAGCCCTTTACGTCTGATCGACATTGGCTCTGCGTCTTGGTCTGCGTAATGTCGATACCGTCCTCACAGACCTCAACGTACTGCTGATCAAAATACACGCGTACTTTGCCGTTATCTTGCGATGTCCAGAATTTACCATCGGTCAAACGGGCGATTTCTCGCCCTGTTGCCACACGCTCGTCAATTGTCGTAAATTTCATCATTGTTTCAATCCTCACAACAGTGGTATACCATGTTTCAATCCTCATGCAAGGGTTATTTGAATAATACCGGCATTTATTTTTCAGGAAAGGAAAAGCCCGGTCAACGTTGACCGAGCTATCTGTCAGATTCTTATCCCTTCGTGTTGGGCGGCAGTGATTACTGCCCCCCTTGCTTTCATGGTTTTACCAATTTAGTGCGGAACAGGATTGCCCAGAACTTTTCAAGTTCCTCATGGTCTATCTCCCTGTGTCCGCCCCCGGCATTGATGCCCTGTATTTTGCCGTCTGGGTGTAAACACGCAAACTTCCTGCCCTCCATGCCGTCCGTCGCCGTCCGTAACTCCTTCAGGCTGGGCTTGATGCAGACGCCGCCCGAATAGCGGCAGATGTACTGATAAGTCGGTTGGTTTGCCATTGATTCTATTCCTTATATTGCATTAATTGCGTTTGGTCAGTGGGAGGGGAATCTCACCCCTCCCGTTGTCTCTCAGGCGATATACTCGCTCATCGCCTCATATCGGGCGTCCCGGCATTCCTCGCATTCGTAGATGGTCATTGTGTCCGTCTCGCTTGGCGCTGATTCGTAGCGGATGATGGTTTCCGCCGCATCCAGTTCATCCGTCGCCAGATCGCGTTTGCAGTATTCGCAGGACGCTGTGGTCGTGTCCATCACAAACTCAAATTCATAAATATCGCTGATGAATTTCATGGTTCATTCCTCCGATTGGTATTCTTTTGCACCGCGCAAGGTATAGGCGATTCCAATTCGTTCGCCGCCCCGGTAGGCAGTCCAAATGTAGGAGGGGGTTGGGTTGTGCGTGTTGCCGTTTCGCGGATAGGCGTACCCTGTCGTCATGCGAGTGACGCTAAAATCACCCTTTGTGCAAACCGTCACCTCAGTCGTTTTTCCCACTTCGTAGATTGTAGACATTTTCGTACCCTCCGTCTCTTATGCCTCTATTATATACCATAGTGTTATACATTGCAATAGTTAAGAAGGTTTTTATTGACTATTTTTAGCATGGTGTGATACAGTGAAAGCATGGCAACAACAAAGAAACAGACGGGTATCCGCCTGACAGACGAAGGGCGAGAACTGTTGGAAGAACTGGCGAGAAAGTTGGGCGTCAGTCAGACTGCAATTATGGAAATTGCGATACGGAAAATGGCGGCGAATGAGGGCGTAACGAAAGGCAACGAGTGATGGATATCGAGTCTCTCAATAATGGTGAGGCGGTGGTGGTGGACGCAGAAACATACCTGCATTATTGCGCCATTGCCCTGCGCCACAATTGCTTCGTGCGCTATTGGGATGGCTCTGGGGGAATTGCGGATTTTGTTGCACAGGCTCCCGGTTCAATTCGCCTTGTCGGGTTTTGGACGGGTGACGACGGCGTCCATAGGGCAGAATGGGTGACGAAGGTAGAGGTGGCAGAATGAACGACGCCATCATCTACCCGGTCATTGACGGCGCGGTGGAATGGGCGGGAAAACGTCTTACGGTCGCCCAGTTCATGCGCGTTCAGATTCGGCGGTGGTCTGCCTGGGCTGTGTCACTGGAACGGGATGCCGTCATCGTGCGACCACTGGCGCAGATGCCTCGCCCTGAGCGACCAGCGCCGATGTGGTAGCCAGATAGATAGATAGATAGCTACTCGCAAGGTTTTCTTTCGAGTAGGCTTTCAAGTAAGGCTACCGGATTGAGGGCGTGTTCCCCTGCCATGACAGCGGCGTGTGGCAGAAGCGGCACAGGGCGGCATCAACGAGAATGCCTTCCTTGCATTGGGGGCACGGTACGCGGACATCAGTGGCAGGGACGTTAACGGGTTTGGAGAGCAGTCCGAGGACGATTCCGCCGATCAGCGGAGTGAATAACAGGGACAGCAGGAAACCGGCGAACCAGCCGCGACCCTTGCGCCAGCCGATGTCGGCGACCAGAGCGCAAAAGACCAGATAGGCAATGCCGCCGACCAGCAGGGCGCCGCCCGCCGCTTCTCCTGTGAACATTCTATTTCCCCGCTCCCCAGATCAACCGCTCCACTACTCCACCCCACCAATCAACAAACGCCGCACCGCGTGACCGGGGCGCGATTAACCAGAAAATGGCGCAAACCATCAGCGCAATGCAGACGGTCATCATCAGACAGACAATCAGGAGTTTTACCATTATCCACTGAGACGTTCCCTGCTATCCTAAAGTTACCGAGCGCAAAAAAATAACTCTACCGCATTTATAATGCGCTAATTTGTGTTATAATGAGTGTGCTTAGCGTAAAACTCCTCTAATGGGGCGGCAAGCGGGACATTTTGCCGCCCCCTTTTTTACAGAGAGGACACTACCTGCCCAAGTGGTAGCTCAGACGAGCGAGGAATGAGCGCAAACGTGAGGGCGGTTCGATTCCGCCGGGTGGGATTTAGGATTGAACGAGGGTGCGGTGAACTACAAAGCCCCGTCCACGCACGAACGGGACGGGGCAGGAGGACATAGAGTTGGCTATGCCACAGACAGAGAATACCACAGATGCAGTAGTGGAGACGATGGAGCAATGGAGGATAGCAAATCAGGCGTTGGTTACGTTAGCCTATGACCTGTATATCCAGATCATTGATTTGATTGAGGCAGTGGAGTTGATGCCCGAAGCGTCTGACCCTGCTACCGATTTGTATATAGCAATCAATGTCGCTCGCATCACGCTGGATCGGATCAGGGAAGGGGTGCAATCATGAACTATCCCGACATATCCGGCGAGGTTCGCCGCTACCGCTTGCGACAATGGCAACGCCATCAATGCCAGCCATGTGACAGCATCATCCGTCAGATTGACCAACCAGACGATGAGTACGTCGTCGCGCCCCTGCCAGAACCAGTGATGGTTTTGGGCAATCACTCGCAGATCAGCCTGACCGAGCGTCGATGGTTCATGGCGCTCGTTTTCGTTGCATGGTTTGCCGCAGGGCTTTTACTGACGAGCGCCATGTATCCGGGTTGGTGGCAGGGCGTGGTGATGTACCTGTCCTGTGCGGGTGGGTTCTATCACGCGATTCTGAGCGATTGCGAGTATCTGGAAATTGACAGGGACATTGATGAGGAGGCGCAATCGTGATTTACCAGACCCGCATTGTCGCCGTTGCCGCTATGGGCAGTAGATTTCGCGCTATCTTGGGCAGTTATGGTTGCTCTGTGATATGCGCGTCTGGATATGGCGCATCCATAGCGGAGGCAATCCGCAACCTCCGCTCTGAGTGCGAAATGACCGGATTCCGGTTGATTTTTCCGAGCGCTCTGCGGCGCTATATCCAACTGCCAATCGTTGATGAGGAGGCGCAATCATGAGCGCATCAATACTGCCCCTTCTGACCAAGGTTGCCGACGCAATCAACGCCCGGCGCCTCAGTCTCGACGAGGCGGAATCCCGGTACACAGAAGCAATTGCCAAAGCCGAGAACGATTTTGAGGCAGCGCTCGGATATCTGGGACTATCCCGACACGTGGTGGATGCGCTGGAGATTGAGGCCCAGAAGATGTCCGCGTTCGAGACTCCACATATCATCGGATTTACCGACAGGGGGTTCTCGGTCACTTCAAGCGACGGCGATTATGATTCTACTCTGGGCGCTAATGCACAAACATCTGTACAGGATACGCCAGAATCAGAACCAACGCCCGAAATGGCGGTTGCGGAAACGGTAGGCGTTGCACTCGTTCGCGCAGAGGTTCATGCCCTGTTGAAAGCGCGGCGTGAGGAACTGCCTCTAACGAACGCTCAAATCGCGGAACGCATCGGGACGGATCGGAAGCGCATCACCAATATTATGGGCCGCCCCGATTACTACAAACTGGAAGTGTTACGCGAGTTTACTGCTCAGTTAGAGTCGCTACAGGCAACGTTGACAGATGATGAGTTGCTGTCAATTGCGAACGGGGCGGAACCACAAAAGACGAAGGCAGAGCGGCGAACGGAGCGTGACGAGGCTCTGGCGCGAACGCGGGGTCTGTACGTACGAGCGCGGAAACGATTCTCGGTTGACCAGATAGCACAGTTGACGGGAATCAATGCGAAACGCATCAGCAACCTGCTTTCTCCCAATACGTTCTGCGCGGTTCCGGCAATCCGCGAACTGGGGGATTTGCTGGAAGCGATGCTTGCGGAGCCTGTCGCCGAGAAACCGCTATCCTGTTCCGTATGCGCCCAGCCCGCCACGCAGACCACCTGCCATACCTGTATCACGGCAATGGCGGCACAGGCAAAACGTGAATCTGCTGTTAAGCCCGACCCAACGCCGACGCCGAAACAGTACCTGCGCGAACGCGAAATCATCGCGGCAAAAGCGGCACAGGCGAAGCGGGAATCGGCAGTCCAGGCGAAGCCCACTCCGAAAGCGGTGGTGGTGGACTGGATGGATGCGCCCCTGCGAGAGATCGTATCCGGCAAGCGGGAGTTGCCAGATGGCTTTAGTCTTGTTCGCATCTGCATTGGCGGCGATGTGGACTCCGACATCTGGCAGTGCGTCCCACCCACACAGGTATTGGGCAAGTGGGATATCTGCTACCTGAAGTTCACCACGGCGGAGGGTCGGTGGGTAGTCAATCCACCGACTATCGTCGCACTGGCGCACCGTGATGCGGCATCCGACCTGTTTCATCGAGTGGTCAAATAGGCGTTATTTTCTTGCGCCTACGTCGATTGGTTCCCATACAGTGAACTGTAGCAAATCCAATTGACGCATTGGGCGTCTGTTTCGATGAGGGAGGCTCGAACCGGTAGTGCAGGTGCATGATCGGTTCGAGCCTCCCTTTTTCATCTCTACTGGTGTCTACGACGATCTTTTCGATGAGGGAACGGACGACGTACTGGCGCAGTTCAAAGTCGGCTTCTTTCGCTTCGGCGATCTTGCGCGACAGTTCCGCCATCAGCGTCACTGCCGTTTTCGCCGCCATCCGTGTCTTTTCCCGGTCTACCTCCCGGTCTTTCCACACCAACACTTTGACGGAGAGTTCGTTCTCTTCCCGGCGCACATCCGCCATCTGCGCGTCCAGCTCGGCGTCCGTGATCCTGCCAGAGCGGTACAGACGCAGTAGCGCCGCCTTTTCCTCTTCTTTCGCCCTCTGTGCGGTCTTGAGCGTTCGGAGGATGGATTCTTCGTCGGGCTGTTGCGCCGCCTGTTCTGCGATGATTTTCTCAATTGCGGCGCTGACCTGCGCGGGATCGTTGAGGGCGCTCAGGATGTCCTCCCAGACGGTCTGCTCCGCTCTCAAGGGCAGTGATGTCGCGTGGCAGGGTTCCGCTCCGAAGGAAGCGTGAGAACGGACGCAAGTGTACGCGGCTCCTGACTGGCCGTTCGTGCGTTCGTAGGTGGCGGCGCTGTAGGTGCGTCCGGTGTAACTGGAGCCGCAGACACCGCACCGGATCAGACCGGACAGCAGGTAGTTTCTTTTCCCGTTTCGTTTTGCGGTCATGGCTCTAACTTTCATGGCGTCCTGCGCGGCGTTCCACGTTTCCTCCTCGACCAGCGCGGGACAGGTGCGGCGTATGATCTCTTTTGGGGCGTTGGGGTTGTGGTAGTTGTTGCGTCCCCAGACCAGCTCGCCCTTGTACGCGGGATTAGTGATGAGGGAGTAGATTGCGGAGGGACGCCACTGGGGAACCCGTGCGGAGCGTTGCTTGCGTCCCGTCAGCAGGAACGGCGGCGGGACTCCGAGAAGGTTCAGTTCCGTCGCCAGCCCGCTGATTGCGCTACCATCGATGATGCGCTGGTACAGCCACCGGACAAAAGCGGGGTGGGAGAGGTTCAGGACAGGAACCAGATTATCTTCATCCGGCACGATCCGGCGCGGCTTGCCCTCAAATCGGTAGCCCAGGGGAGGAGCGCCGCTGACCCAGTTACCGTCCCTCGCACTTCGCCGCATTCCGTTGCGGAGGTTTTCGAGGATTCGCGCCTTGAACAGTTCGGCGTTGTTGAGACTCTGCACAAACTGGTACTGACCGAACGACGAATTGATGTCGAACGGTTCCATGATGGAGAACGGTACCGCCCCGGCGTCTTTCAGGAGACGCGCCGCCAGCAGTCCCTCGAAAACGTCACGGGAGAAGCGGTCATAGAGGTACACCAGTACGGTGCCTACCTTCCCCTGTGCGGCGTCCGTCAGCAGGCGCTGACCGTTCAAACGTTGGGTGAAGGGTAGATCGCCGTTGACGCCCTCATCACAGTAGATGTTGGCGACCTGTACGCCCGCCTGATCGCAGTAACGACGCAGGGCGTACAGCTGCGATTCGACGGTGTGTTGCTCTTTCTGCTTGTCGGAGGAGACGCGGACATAGAGGACGACGGGGGTTTTCAGGCTTTGCATTATTCAGTGACCACAAGTGACCAGTTTGACCTTTTTTGCCAAACTTTCCGCGTAGAAAAAAACAATATAGAAAAGTTATACGAAATAGGTCAAACCCCTCACTTGTCCTCACTTACGCGAAAACCAGAGATTCGACCAACCGGGCAATACGGTGTCGTTCGTCGTCGGGGCCTTCGTACCAGTAGACGGCAGGTTCATTGCACACCCATTCGCTGGTGGCGGCGCGTTGGAACCAGTGCGCCAATTCGTGGACAATCGCCTCTGATTGCTCCCGTTCGCTCAGTCCGGTGTTCCACTCAATCACCCACGCATCACGCGCCGAATTGTGGACGAGCCAGCCCCGGCTCTGCTTCTCTGGAGGGTGCTTGTCCGACATCGGGTAGGGTGAGGGCGTGATTCTCAGCCGCACGGCGACGATGACCCAGGTGCGCGGACAGGTCATGTTCATCCCTGCCGCTAACCGAATCAATTCAGCGGCAATCCGTTTTGCCGCCATTACCCGGTAATCGTCCGTCAGTAACATCTCAGTCCGCGTTATCCTCCGCCTTCTTGCCGACGATATCTGTGCGCCGGGAATAGTCCTGCTGACCCAGTTCGTACATCCGTCGGGCAAAGTCACGGATGGATTCTCTTAGCGGGCCAGCGGGCGTCCCTTCGTACCAATCGACAATCTCCGCCGCGTCTTCTGGTAGGTCACGGGTCATCTCCGGCGATTTGCCTTCGACTTTTGCCAGCAGACGACGCAAATCTTCCGCAACAGCACGGGCGGCGTGTTGACTGCTCTCCCCTTCAGCGAGGAGGAGTCGGGCGGCGATGAGTCCTGCGGATAGGTCGGCGCCTGTCGCCGTCGCCACCGCTTCGATGTACTTCTCACTGGGGCGCCGGTAGCGTTCCTCATGATCCATCCCGGCAGCGCTGTCGGCGTCATAGAGCCTCACGGTGGACGGGGCGTAGTCAATACGGGACGCCAGCTCCTGCATCAACCATCCCATACGCAGACGCGCCTCCTTCTGCCAGAGGGCGAAATCCGCCGCCGCTCTCCGTTCTTTATCCGTGATGATTCGCGCCCGTTTCGCCATTTTGTCTTGTTCTGGCGCTGTGATTGTACTGCTGAATCGCATAAATTTAATTCCTATTCAGTACACACAGACCCTATCCTGCTGTCATTGTTGCACAATTAATGCGACACTATCAAGGTAAAGATAACGCATTATTTGTGCTATAATGCTGGTGTGAGAACTAATCTATACGCGAAACAGAGGGGCGTCCGTGGCGGGCGTCTGTGGTCAGACCTCTACCTTGCGATGCAGTCAAGCGGTCATGATGAGTATTCTCTGGCGAAGGAACTGCAGAGCAGAGGCGTGAAGGCGTCTTCGAGGGCAATCGACGCATGGCTACGGGGTCAAACTTCCTGCCCTTTTCCTAAACTGCGTGTCGTCGCCAGCGTCCTCAAGACCGATGTGGCGACCCTGATCCAGACCGCTCCCGGTTCCCTGTGAAAATTTTTTTCTTTCCTACCGCACTTTTATTGCGATTTATCGCATTATTTGTGCTACAATGCAGACATGAAACGCATTACGATTGTCCGACACTACTCCCAGACGCCCGATCCGGCGCGGCTGGAAGCGGTCGTCCGCCGATTGTTGTGCGCTTCGACCAGTTTCCCGGCAGGCGATAACGCCGGGGAAGCCGCCGACAAGAACGTGTCCTCCGTCTCCTCCGTCAGCGGTGATCTCACAGGGAGTGTGGGCGGGACTACACTCCCTGATTTTTCAGAAAGACGGACGGGGCGGCTTCTGGGAAGAACGTTTGCGCCCGTCCCGTCCGAGGTTTGACACATGGCGATGCTTTTCCCTCTTTGCGAACTCCTGCCCGATGATGGCGATGTGTGGATGCCCTGTGAGGACGATTTAACCAACCTTTACGAACCGGAAGAACCGTTGGCGAACGCGAACGCCCTCTGGGATGACGACGAATACGAGCCGGTGAGCATATTTGCGTAGACGCAATTCTGATTTTTTATCTGGCGGTTTCTAAACTCTAAAAAGTCCTCCCCCTGCCGCCGGGGTGAGGCAAAAGGAATGGCAAAATGCCTGAAACAGAAGACGATCTTTACATGGGTTATAGCGACCCCGGCAGTGGTAGCGGTCAGTTTACCCTGCTTCCTCCCGGTCAACACGCAGTAACAATTGCCAGTATCAATCGGGTTGCGGGTAAATTCCCCAACCAGAAAACGGGAGTAATTGAGGAGCAGTTCAAGATCACGTTTGAAGCGTTGACCAGAAAAGACGAGAAGGGAAACCCGATGGTCATCACGCTCTGGACAGGACTGAACTATGGCCACGAGAAAGCGAAACTGACGCACCTCGTGGATCAGATTTTCGGACGTCCGTTGACCAAAAGCGAGGCTCCCCGGATTCGGTTGAAGTCTTTGGTCGGGTTGAAGGGTTACGCACTGGTGACGCCGGTGGTCAATGCGGACGGTTCCTCAGCGGTCAAGTTTGGTTCATGGCTGGCGCCGGAGAACAGACCCTTGCCGGATGTGTCGGCGCACCTGAGAGCGGAGGAATCGCCGATGTCGCGCCCCGCGCAGACGCCGACGCCCAAAGCGGTCACGGAGGAAGGCGATATCCCAGACCCGTTTGAATGATGACGGATGGTTTGCGGAAAAGAGAGACTGCCCCGGCAAAACGCCGGGGCGATTTTTTCAGAAGGATACAGACTTGACTGAAATTAGCGTTGGTATGCGAGTCACTCTGCGCCCCGGCGTTCCGAAGGCGTTCAATGCACTGGTCGGCGTGATTGGCGAGGTGCGGTGCGTGATGCCCGATACCCGATGCCCGGTGGCGGTCGTGGGGTACGAAGAGCATCCTGTCCTTGAAGATATCCCGACCGCCTATCTGGTTCCGGCTCCCGCCGACAAACCGAAGCGTCGTTCACCCCTGAACCTGCACGAACCGAAGGACGAACGGAGCGAAGCGGAACGCCAGCGCGAGATGGTGACATGGCTTGCCGTGAACGGCTATCTGGTGTTGGAGACGGGTAAGGCGCGGAGGATGGTTAAGTGCCAGGACTGTGGCACGTCGTTCTACCCTACCGGTTGGCAGGGCAATACGCCGGGGTGTCCCGATTTGTTCGTGCATGGTCTGCACTGGCCCGCCCTCATGTGGCTCGGAGTGGATGTCAAGGCAGGACACAGCGCGGAGGTTCGCCCCGAACAGAAGCGGTTGATGGATCAGAAGGCGATTACGATCGTCACCAACCTGCCCGAATTGCGACGGCTGATCGCAGACCGGGAGGAACACGCCTTCGGCAATAAACCAGCGGAGGAAGCGCAATCGTGACGCATCTCTCTTTATTTTCTGGTATCGGCGGAATTGACATTGCCGCACACTGGGCAGGATTTGAGACTATCGCATTTGTGGAGCGCGAACCATTTTGTCAGTTAGTGTTGGCAAAGAACTTCCCTGGAGTGCCCATTCATGACGACGTTACAACCTTTGACGCTGAGTCTTTTCGAGGACGAGTTACCCTCCTGTCAGGAGGATTTCCCTGTCAGGACATCAGCACGGCAGGTAAAGGCGCAGGATTATCGGGCGAACGTTCAGGACTATGGTTCGCCATGCTTGACGTTATTTCCAGAGTCAAACCTCGGTTTGTTCTGGCTGAGAATGTCCCTGCCCTCTATAGTCGAGGCATTGACACCGTACTCAGCGGCTTGGAAGAAGCGGGCTACACCGCAGAACCGTTCGTGGTGGCAGCTTCAGACATGGGAGCGCCTCATAGACGCCAGCGAGTCTTTATCGTC